AGGCCACTAGAACCGCTTGTTCCTGAAGAACCAGATGTACCTGATGAACCACTTGTTCCATTTGAACCTGAACTACCACTTGTACCAGATGAACCTGAAGTACCTGAATCACCACTAGTACCACTAGATCCTGATGAACCTGATGTACCTGATGAACCTGAAGTACCAGAAGTACCTGAACTACCAGATGAGCCACTTGTTCCACTGGAACCTGAAGATCCACTAGTTCCTGAAGAACCAGAATTACCTGAAGTTCCAGATGAACCATTTATACCTGAGGTACCACTACTTCCACTAGTTCCTGAAGAACCACTAGAGCCACTTGTACCTGAACATGGAGTTAAACCACTAGTACCAGATGAACCTGAGATTCCAGAAGTTCCTGATGAACCACTTGAACCTGAAGTACCACTATTACCACTTGTACCTGATGAACCTGAGGTACCACTATTTCCTGAAGTACCAGAACTACCACTAGAACCACTTGTTCCTGAAGATCCGTCTGTACCAGAAGTACCAGATGTACCACTTGAACCCGAGTTACCACTAGTTCCACTTGTGCCTGAACTACCACTTGTGCCTGAAGAACCTGAAGTTCCACTTGAACCTGAATTACCACTTGTACCTGAAGATCCTGAAGAGCCACTTGTGCCTGAACTTCCGCTTGTTCCTGAGCTGCCGCTAGTTCCTGATGAACCTGAATCACCACTTGTTCCTGATGAACCACTAGAACCACTTGTTCCTGAAGAACCGGATAAACCACTTGTTCCAGAAGAGCCAGAATTACCACTTGTACCTGAAGATCCTGAAGAGCCACTTGTACCTGAAGAACCTGAGGTTCCTGAAGAACCATCTATACCACTAGTACCAGATGAGCCGGAGGTTCCTGATGAACCTGAAATTCCAGAGGTACCAGATGAACCTGAATTACCACTAGTACCAGAAGAACCACTTGAACCACTTGTTCCTGATGTACCACTTGAACCTGATGTTCCTGATGAACCTGAATTACCTGATGTACCAGAAGTACCTGAAGAGCCAGAATTACCAGAAGTACCAGAAGTACCTGATAAACTACCTGTTGAAGCATATCCTAATAATCCATTAATTGGATTATAAGTTACATAATATCCTGTTAAATTTGAAGGAAGATTATATACAACAAAAGGATTAGGATCAGAACCGGAAATTACTAACGAACCAGTAATAACTGCTGATCCTGAAAAAGGAAATCCAACACCTGCTCCTGAACCTGAAATGTATATAGTAACACCAGTATCTAAGAATTGGTATAATTCAGCGGAACCACTAATATTAATAGCGGGAACACTAGCGCTTACTAATACACCATTTTGATATATATTAATTGTACCTCCTCCACCATCGTTTTGGGATTGGAAAACACCTATTGGTACCTGATCTAGGAATCTAACTCTTGCCATTATCTAATATAAATATTGGCCTTAGCCGATTGAGGTTGTTTTGTTTTGAGCTTCTTTTATTCTTGGATCTGTTGTTACAATTCTACCATTTTCTTGATTACCGGTAAATATACCGTCGTTGTTTGTTGCTTCTATTGAGAAAATAATTTTTGATTTGCTTGAAAATTTCTTAATTGCGTTCATATCTTTTTGTATTACATTAGGAATAATGTATCCGTTTAATTTTAAGTCAAAAGTACTACGTACTATTCTTTCTGATTTTTCAGCTAGTTCTGTTTGGAAACCAAAAGAGTTAATCATAGCTTTAAATTGATATCTTTCAGGATTACCCCAATAAGCATCAGAAGCATATTCAATTGCTTCTACTATTCGGTTCAACTGCTCAACATAATATGTAAATACAACGAATTGATACGTTATAGTTAAATAATCCGGCATTATCACGGCATAATATGTTTCAGTTGGGATTCTATTGTTTAATACGTGGAAATTATCGTATGCACTAGAAGGACTATATTTTTTAGTAAAAACCCCAAAATTATTAGGGTTATTAGCATCTAATTTATTAGCAATTTGTCTGTTTTTTTCTATAGAATTACGTTTAAAAATAATTAAAGGAGCCATTAATGAACCCTTTAAATCTCTTAAAAATCCCATTTTTTGATAGTTCTGCCATTTTTCAGGATCACCATACAATACAGGAACAGGTATTCTTTCTCCGTTTTGAACAGTAAAAGGTTTAATTACGTTTTGAAAATAATAAAAAACAGCTTCATCTATATCTTGAATACCAACACTAAAAGGTTTAGTAGTATCATCAGTAAAAGATGTTTGTAATGCTCTATTTTTAGGATCGGCTGATAGATTAGGATTACCCTCTTGAGGGTAAGTAGGGACATGTTGTTTTAAACTAAGTTCCCTTTGTGTTGGTGGTGTTGGTTTTCTAACGTTAGCCATTACAATCTTTGATTAATTATATTTACACGATCTGCTGGAACATAATGAGTTTCGCATATTACAGATACATTATATCCAAATTCTCCTAAATCTGTTTCATAGGGGTTATTTCCATTATCATCTAAGTAATTATAATCTGGATCTTTTCCTACAAAGAATTGAGTTATATTTTCATTATCTATTTCCCAATATCCATCTTGCCACATTATAAAATCTCCAATTTCTGGAACTAAATTAGCTTGTACTAAATCATCCCTTAAAAATTTAAAAGTAACAGGCCATTCAAATCCTACTAAATTATTTTGAATAGGAGCTGTTTGATTATTAACTTCTATTAAAGCAAATAAATTTATAGGTTCATTAAAAACCCTTCCGGTAGATGCTTCTCCATACATATTACTTTTAGTTTCAATAATATTACATTTATAAAAAACTACTTGTTGAGAAATAATTTTCCACATTAATTCACGGTTAATGAATCTAAACATAGAAATATCTCTCATTTGTCCGTATAGTGCCATATTATCCTATAAAAATTGTCATTGGAACTTGATTAATTTCAGCAACACGAGCTACTGATTCTGCTTGTCTTCTTTCAAGTAATGCTTGACGAGATGTTTGATCAAAATATTCTCTTAATCTTGTAATTAAAGCTTCTTTTTCAGCAGTAGCTGCAGATAATAAATCTTGTTGATTTAATGTTACTTCAGCTCCTGGAATTGGTACTGTAGCGTATTTACCTCTTACATATCCTAATACTTCTTTAGCTTTTGCTAAAGTATATTCAAAAATCCAACTTCTACCTACTGAATTAATATTAGAATAAATTGGATTTACATAAGGAACGTTAGATGTATTAACTATTTTATTAGTACCATCTGCAAAAGCTGCATCTAATCTATCTTGGATTTTAATAAAATCAAATACTAAATAGTGTCCATACCATAAATCTTCACCTCCATCAAAATCACCACCAGCAAATCCAGTACCAGGTACAGGAAATACAGAAATTATATTATTTATAATATTAAATGTATAATTTGAAAGTGTTACTGTGTTTTGCATTTCAATTGCTTGAATGTTTTGCATAGTAAAACTTGTAGGCATCATAAGATAGTTTGCATATCCATATCCAAAACCGTATAAACCCGCAGGAGGAACACCTCCTAATCCACCCTGACCAGTCATGAGAGCAGTTGAATATAACTGATTAATTGCTGGTGGTGGTTGGTACCAAACATTTTTAATTTCAATTCCACCAACAATACCTTCTTCTTCAGCCCATTTTGCTAAATCATAAGTTTGAACTCCAGGTTGTAAAGTAAGTCTTCCTTTAAACCAAGTTACATTACCACCAGCACCTGCTTCTTCACCATATTGTTGAGATAATCTAACAATAGTAGCCATTGTTGGAGTAAATACAGCATTATTTACATCAATTCTATCTGAAGCTCCTTCTAAAGACAAATAATTATCTCTTGTTTGAAAAGCATATAATTCATTACCATAAATTGTTACTGCTTCTTCAAATCCAGCCCAGAAATTAATATCTTGTAATTCGACGTTTTCAATAGGATAGCCTAAACGTAAAGCACAAAAGTTAGCTACTTTATTAGCATCTGTCTGAAACTGAGAATCAGTATCATAAAATCCAAATGGTGTTGGAGGAGGCCAAGAACCTGTCACATAATATGAAGATGATACTTGTGCAAATGAGGATGAACCAGGCCAAATTGGAATTACTGTAGATGACATAATTTATTAGGTTGTTGCTATATAATATTCTATACTTGCTGCTGCACCAGATGGTTCAACTTTTACTGATTTAATGTTATCAAAAGATAATCCACTAATACTTCCAGTCATTTTACTTGTAGACATCATATATGAACTACCAGTAGCAATTAAATAACTCATAGCTTCAGTTGATGAAGATACAATTAATTTAACAGGAACTGTAGGTGAATTATTAGTTACTCTTACGTATTGTATACTGCTCGTTACAAATGTACCAGCACCAGGATTACCTTCTATGTTAAAAAGAGTAGTTACTGATCCTGAAGGGACACTTAAAATTCTATTATCAACATAATTAATACCAGTAATAGTTTGAGTAACAGAAGAACCTACATTATCTCCGTTTAGTGTTAAAATTTCGTATATTTGGGAAGTAAAAGTTGCCATACCTTTTTCGTATAAATATTGAAAAAGTATGGTTCTAACTTATTTTTTAGAATTTCCTGATGTACCAGAAGATCCTAAAGTTACTCCTGCTTCATAAGCATCATTATACAGATTAATTAAATCTTCTACAATTGGGTCTCTATGGTTTTGTTTTAAAGTAATTGCTGATAGATTTTTAATTTTTTTAGCTGCGGCATATAAAAATTTAAATCCAGAATCACGTTTTTGTTTTAAATCTACTTGAGCATCATCACCACAAATAATCATTTTAGATCCTTTACCAATACG